CGCTTACGCAGACCGTTGTAGGTATTCAGCATAATGATATGAAGTATTATATCCTTGTTTTTAACACTGATTTAAGATTAGAGCAAGGAATAAGAATGTATCAGATTGCTACCGAAACAATAATTAAGCTAGGTGCTAAATTAGTTTTTGACCCATTTGCTGGGACTGGTCGCACGGCAAGAGCCGTGTTATCTGCAGGGGCTAATTATCACGGAGCGGAATTGAATGAAGCACGTTACAAAAAGCTATGCAAGATTCTATCAGTATAAAGCCTATTACTCTTGATTCGATTAGCCAGTACATTCCGCAAACTAAACGTGAGGGGATGGCTGGTTATTCGGAGAAAGCTGAGTATTACGGAGCATTTATTAATGGCGAATTAGCTGGATTCCGTTCCATTCAGTATTACGGAAACAAAAAAGCAAAATTCAACAATATGTATGTTTTTCGCGATTTTAGAGGCAGAGGTATTTTTAAGGCTATGTTTCAGTTTGCATTAGAAAAAGCAAAAGAAAAAGGATGCGAAACTATTGTCGCTTCGTGTACGTCGATGAGTCTAAATTATTACCGAAAGCAAGGTGCAGTAGTTACAAAATACCATAAGATTTGTACGGACGTAATGATTAAAATAAACCCCTAAATGGCAGAGCAAATATATTACTTTAAGGATAACGTCTACGAAGCAAGTTTAAAACGAATCAGACGCATATTCGATGAATTTGACAACGTCGTTGTTGGTTTTAGCGGTGGAAAGGATTCTACTTGTACATTAAACCTTGCGTTAAAGGTTGCACACGAAAGAGGTCGCATTCCTTTAGCGGTTATGTTCGTAGACCAAGAAGCCGAATGGCAGGCTACAATCGACTATGTTAAGGAGATAATGTACCGAGACGATGTAAAGCCTTATTGGATTCAAGCCCCTTTTAAAATAACCAATTCGACGTCTGCAGATAGCGATTATTTAATGGCTTGGGGAGAGGGAGAGAAATGGATTCGAGAAAAAGACCCAATTGCAATTAAGGAGAATAATTACAATACGGGAAAAGGCACATCGCATTTAGATGAGTTTTACTCCTTTTTCCCAAAATTCTTTGCATACGAATTTAAGGGTCAGAAGTCCGCATACCTTTCGGGTGTAAGAGCAGAAGAATCTCCTAACAGACGAATGGCTTTGACGGGAAGCGCAACCTACAAGGATATTACCTGGGGCAAAGTATTAGATGCAAAGCAAGAGCACTATACCTTCTACCCTCTTTACGATTGGTCATATACCGATATTTGGAAAGCCATTCACGAAAACGATTGGAGCTATTGCAAGGTGTACGACCTAATGTATCAACACGGGTATCCAGTAAGAGATATGCGCGTTTCAAACCTACATCACGAGACTGCGGTAAAACACCTATTCTTTTTGCAGGAAATCGAGATAGACACCTACAACAAATTAACTCAACGACTGAAAGGTATTTCTACTGCTGGAAAATTAGGCGAATCAGATTTCTTTGTAAAGGATTTACCGTTTATGTTTTCTGATTGGAAAGAGTACAGAGACTTCTTAGTCGAAAAGCTAATTACTGATGACCAACGTCCGACGTTTATCAAAAAGTTTCAAGCGATGGACGAAAAGTACGCTGATATGGATAATCTCAAAATCCTACACAAAACACAAGTGCAATCGGTTGTAATTAACGATTTCGGTTTTGTAAAATTAGCAAACTGGGAGACTAACCCTGCGGTAAACTCGTGGAGACGATGGAAACGCGGAGATAAGATTGACGAATCATTGCCAAACCCATATATTAAACGATAATGATAAAAGACCAAATTTCAGACGCGTTCGGCAAAGCCGAAAATAAGATTGAATTTCTTTGTGAAATCAGAGAGTTCTTGCATACTTTGTCCCCACTTAATACGCAACCCGTAGATTTAATTAGATGGGTAGATATTAACAAAGTAACTGCCAACGATTACAATCCCAATTCAGTAGCTAAAAACGAAATGAAGCTATTGTACACGTCAATCCTCCACGACGGCTATACACAACCCGTAGTTACTGTGTATGACAAAGAAAAAGATATGTATGTAATTGTGGATGGATTCCACCGTTATTTAACGTGTAAATCAAACCAAGACATTAGAGACCGTAACTATGGATATTTACCAGTTGTTGTTATCAATAAAGACATTAATGATAGAATGGCAAGTACGGTACGACACAACCGAGCGAGAGGAAAACACGCGGTAGGTTCTATGTCAAGTATGGTATTTGAGATGCTAGAAAACGGATGGCAAGATGACCAAATATGTGCGGAGTTAGGAATGGAAGCAGAGGAGCTTATCCGTCTAAAGCATATTACGGGATTCTCGAAACTATTCGAAAACACCGAGTACAAGAAGTCTTGGGAGACCGAAAAGCAGGTAAAAATTAGAATGGAGTACAACAAAAAACAGATATAATATGCAAGTAGAAATGTTAGATATTCGGATGATTCGTCCGTATCACAGAAATCCAAGAAAGAATGAGAAAGCAGTGCAGGCGGTTAAGCAGTCAATCGTAGACTATGGCTTTAATAGTCCAATTATCGTTGATAAGAAATACGTTATTATTGCAGGACATACGCGTTACAAAGCATCCTTAGAATTAAAGAAGCAGAAAGTTCCTTGCGTAGTCTTAGACATCGACGAAAAGAAAGCAAAGGCTTATCGTATTGCGGATAATAAAACGTCAGAGCTTGCGGAATGGGATATGGATAACTTAATTCCTGAATTGCGGGAACTATCCGAAAGCATAGGCGATTTACAGATTTACTTTAAAAACCTAGATATCGATGACTTAATTCAGGAGTCCGTAGGACAGAGTCATTTTAAGCCCGTTACGCAAGAGCAAATTGACGCTAAGGGCGAATCACTAGGGAGCGCATACGATAACGTGTCTGTGCAAGCGGAAACGCTTATGGAAGTGATGTGTCCGCATTGTGGCGAGATGTTTCAGATTAAAAAGTAGGTAATCATTAATGTGAAATTACTGTGGAAAAGAAATACGCAAGAGGAAAGCACCCCAATAGTCAAAAGGCACTAACACCAGTCAAGAAAGGTCAGGTATTAAACCCTTATGGACAACCTCGAAAATACGTCTCTACACTAATCAAGGACGGTTACAAGAAAGCAGAAGTAAACGACACGATACAAGCCCTAATCTCGATGAACGTCGAGGAAATCAAAGAGGTTTTAACGAATGACAAAGCGACGATATTAGAAAAGACGGTTGCCTCCGCTCTAATCAAATCAATTAGCCGTGGAGACCTTTCATCTATTGAGTCGTTAATCAATCGCGTGTACGGTAAACCAAAAGACCACGTCGAAACGAGTGGTACGCAAGAAATTAGGATAGTAAGGACGAATGCAAGTAGAACTTAATCAACTTCATGATGGTCAGCAATACATCATTGATAACCGAAAAAGGTTTAATGTGGTGTGTTGCGGGCGTCGTTTTGGTAAGACGGCAATGGCGGTCGAACTATGCTTAGACGATGAGCTAGATAATGGCGCGTTAAAGGGGCATAAGATTGCTTATATGGCACCGTCCTACAAGATGCTAGAAGAAGTTTGGTTGGAATTACTTTACAGATGTAAGGACATTATAAAGCATAAGAGCGAGTCATCTAAGCGCATAAATTTAATTACGGGTGGAACAATAGATTTTTGGTCGATGGATAATATCGATTCTATCCGTGGTCGAAAGTATAAGCGTGTTATCTTAGATGAAGCGTCAATCCTTAATAGCAAGAAGTTAAAAGATATTTGGGAGCAGTCTATCCGACCGCTCTTAACTGACCTGAAAGGCGATGCTTATTTCCTCTCTACCCCCAAGGGGAAAAAGCATTACTTTCGGGAGCTTGCGGAGAATCATAAGAAAAATAAGAGCTGGGCATTCTTTTCGATGCCTACATTATCAAATCCTTATATCGACCCCGCAGAGGTCGAAGAAGCCCGTCAGATGTTACCGCCAGTTGTATTCGCGCAAGAGTACGAAGCGGAGTTTACTGATATGGTTTCCGACAACCTATTCATTCAGACGTTTTCAAAGGAAAAGCACATATCAAAAGACCCTATTGCTTACAATCCGTCGTTGCCTACCTATATATCGATTGACTTTAACGTATCACCGCTATGTTGCATTGTCGTACAAATGGATTTGCATTTCCGTGCGATACACGTTATCAACGAGTACCGTCAGATGGATTCGGACGTCTATGAACTTTGCGAGTGGATTAAAGAGCATTACGATGCGCGTAGAATCTTTATTACGGGAGATGCGGCAGGATTTAACCGTTCAGCCTATTCCCGCTCACATCAGTCTGCATTCCAAATTATTCAGACGGAACTAAACCTTAACTGGTCGCAAGTAAAAACACCGCGCGGTAAGCCGTCAGGCTATGTAAACAATAAACGTCTTCTAGGAAACGCATTGTTCGCGAAACATCCTAACCTATTACTAAGTAACGTACCGTGGCTTGTAGAGGATTTACTGAACGTAGAATGCGATTCTATGGGTCAGATGAATAAGAGTCGTGATTCTACGCAGTCGCACTTATTAGATTCCTTACTTGACTTTTTCTTTTCGTGTTGCCAAGACGCGGTTAAGATGCCGACTATGCGCGGGTAGTGAATTGTCTAAAACGACACTACATAAGTAATTCAAAATCAGTTAAATTTACGATTATTAAACCCCCAAAATAATATGTGGAACGAAAA